CAATTTATTCTGCACCGCTAAATCTAAAAGATACTTACCGCTATTTAGCCGTAAAAACTTCCGATTAAATAAAATCGAAACAGGGGCAGTTTAGAGAGTGTTCTCGCCCAATGTCGTAAGTAAGAACCCTCACAAAATTTGTCAGTGCTAACTGATACAATAACTAAATAAACAAACGAAAGGAAAACTATGTTAAACATAATCGACAAAACCGATTTCTATGAAATCGCAGACGAGCAACATTTTTGTTGTGATGAAAGTCAATTTAAGTATTACTGTATCGAACACCTAGAATTTATGGGTTGCTACTTTTGCGGATTTGACTATGACAAAGATTGCGAGGAACAACACTAATGATTAACTCAGTATTAACAATAGATTGCCAAGATTGCCACGGACACGGAGTAATCTTTTTTGGTAATGATAATGATTTTGATTGCGAACCTTGCGATTGCGTAGATGACGGCTCACTATTTTGGAACGGAGAAAATGACTAATGTATAAATTAACTTGTGCTTATGACGGACACGCTCCTCATTGGTCAGCAGAATACGAAAGCGAATTTGGTGCGTGGGAAAACTTTTTCTTATTCACCGATTGGGGTTTTGCTAACGAATACTCAACTGTAAATATTTACACGCCAACAGGCAAATGCTATACAAAAGTTTTCTATCGTAGTGGAATGGTGGCAGTAAAATGATGACACGAAAAGATTATGTCGCGGTTGCAGAAATTCTAAAGTTCGCAAGCGATAAAGCGCACCCAGCGTTATTTTCTAAAATGGTTAATGACTTTGCGGAAATGTTCGCAAAAGATAATGACCGATTTGATGTAAAACGATTTCACGAAGCGAGTGGGTATCATGTCCCAAAATTCACTTCGAGATAAAGTAAAGCGAATTCAGGAATTGCGTCGCAGTAATGCGGCGCAACCTGTTCGCAATAAGAAAAAATATTTTCGAAAGATCAAACATAAAAATAAATATGCAGAGTAATGCATAGCTATGCAGGCCCGCAATACTGCGGGGTTATCCACAGGTTTACGGGGTTATCCACAACCCCCTGGAATTTGTGAGATTAATCACAAAATAAATAAGATAAAGCTTGGGCGTGTTGCACAATTTGTCAGTGCCCTAGTGTATAATACTCTTATACCAACAACGAAAGGCAATAAAAATGATAGTAGAACACAATCTAAAGTTTGTAACAGAGTTTGCAGACAATCATCCAGTAACTCAACAGGTTATGGCACTTGATGAGGATACTCGTATCTTTATGCTAGAGTCTATGCTAAAAGACTTAGTAGCACCACGCCTACAACCAATTCTTGATGAAATAAATGCTAATGGCTCTTACGCAATACTAAAGGTGGCAGAATAATGGGATACAATACAGCATTAGATTTATCTGAAGAATTAGATTTGGAAGTAGCATTAGGCTATCACTTACAGGGTAATCATTACCCACCCGTTCCACTTTCTATGGTGCCAGTATGTATCGAAGCAATAGATTTTGCTCATGATGACATGTGGGATGAAACTATCGAAATGCCTGATGGGATTACTTACAAGGGTGAGACATGTGCGCCAGTGTGGGCGATCATCGAGGCTCACCACTTACACGCTTGGCTACCTGAGTGACTAAGGTCACACAATAACTTTCTCAAATACTGAGACAGGGCTAGACTAATGTCAGACCCCAATGCTATACTACAACCCTAACAAAGAAAAGAGGCAATAAATGACAATCAACGACAAGTTGTATCAGGTAGGCGATTTATTCACTACCCTTAAGTCAAAGAAAACAGGTGTGATTAAAGAAATCCACCCACAAACATCTGGCTCGGTGCGTGTGCTATTGGAAATGCCCAACAAGGAAACTCGTTGGACTTCCGTATCCGCTCAAACACTACTAGGCGTTTAATTTAATGGGAGGGGGGTCGCAGAAATGTCAGACCCCCCTGCTATAATTACTTCATCAACCCAACCCACAACGAAAGAAGGAAACAAATGGCACGACAGAAAGCAATTAGCGTAAAGATAGCAACACCAAAGGTAATCAAGGCACTAGAAACTCGCTTGACAAAGTTAAATGCCGATTACGCATCACAAGAAGCCAACGAAGCAAAGCACGAAAAGGCTTTAGAAAAGTGGCGCAAGGAAGTAGCAAAGTTTGCTTTTGCTAATTTCGCTAAGGCAGAAAACCTACGCACAAACTATCGCTCATGGAACAAGACACTTAATGTTGATTTTGATTTAACAGTTAATGAGTCAGACTTTCCTAAAGAGCCTGAGAAGGACTACGAAGTTCTCCATCGCCACTCATACAATGAGATGAAAGAGGAGTTGGAAAACGCAATTCGTATTCTAAAGATGACAGATGAGGAAACAGTAAGCACAAGCACTTACAATGCTATTGCTCGTTATCTGTAAATAAAATCGTTCTCGCATAACGATAAATTGCGAACGACCTGAGTAAGTCGCCAAACTGCTCTCCTTTCGGGGACAACTACTAACAAAGGTAATAAAATGAAAAATAGATTTCGTGTAGAAATTTATGATGAAAACAAGTTAAATGATTTAACAATCTATTCAGAACAGGGTGTTGATAAAGAATACTTAACTGAGTTAGTATTTTCTAATCGGCGTAACTTCTTTGGTAATGTTCGTGCTTATGTCTATGATACATTGAAGAAGACTAAGACTACTGCTCTTTACCTCCCGTCCGAAGTTGTTAACTTCAATCGCAAAAACCAATTAACTAGGGATGAGTTAGGTCTATAAAGATCTAACACCAGTTGCATATGCAGCTGGCCCGCAAAGCTAAGGGGTTATCCACAGGCTTACGACCACTTGTGGATAACCCTGGAATTTTGTGAGATTAATCACATGGATCAATTCGGACATATTGTAACTAATCATAGACAATGTCAGTGGCATCTGTTATACTTACAACTAATCAAACAAACGAAAGGTAAAAAATGGCTCATAATCTAGAAATGGAAAATGGCGAAGTTGCATTCGCACTTCGTGGCGCACCTGCATGGCACAACCTTGCAAATCGCATCTTTACACAAGATGAAGATGTTACAACTCAAATGATGTTAGATGAGGCAAAACTTTCCAACTGGAATGTTCGCTTGTCTCCACTAACTGACCATATCTCAGATACATGGAATGATGTATCTAATGCTCAATTAGTTATTCGTGACAACCCATTCAACAATGGCACTGATGTACTGGCAACTGTTGGAAAGCGTTACAAGCCTGTACAGAATGAGGAACTATTCGCATTCGCTGATGCAATTCATGATGCTAATGCTGATTGCCGTTGGGAATCTGCTGGCTCACTTCGTAGCGGTAAGGTTGTATTCGGTACAGTGGATATTCCTCGCACAATGGTGCTTGACCCACAAGGCGCAAATGATGCAACTAAGTTGTATCTAATTGTTTGGACATCTCATGACGGGTCAGTTGCTGTTCAGGCTGCTGTTACTCCTGTTCGTGTTGTATGCCAAAACACTCTTAACCTTGCAATGAAGAATGCTAAGCAATCTTTCAAGATTCGCCACACGCAATCTGTTGAAGGTCGCATCCAAGTTGCTCGTGAAACTCTTGGGCTTGCTCTTGGGTACTTTGATGAATTCGAGAAAGAGGCTCAGGCTCTTTATTCTCAATCAATCACTGATGCTGAATTCTCAAAGTTAATTCAGACAATTTATCCTAAGCCTGATAAGGATGCTGCTAAAGTTGCATTGACTAAGTGGGAAAACAAAGTCGTGCTCCTTGATGAGTTGTACCATAACTCACCAACCAATGCTAATATCAAGGGAACAAAGTGGGGCGCATTCAATGCACTTACTGAACGCCTTGATTACTATCGTTCAGGTCGTGGAAATTCTGAAACACTTATGGCGGGTGCATCAGGCTTCGACCCAATTCTAACCGCAGAAAAAAATAAAATTAAAAAATTAATTTCTGCGTTCTAAATAAATAAATTCCTGAGCATGAATAAAAACTGCTCACAATTTTTTCCAGGTCCATTAGCTCAGTTGGTTAGAGCGCTACCCTGTCACGGTAGAGGTCGACGGTTCAAGTCCGTTATGGATCGCCAAGCGCCCTCAAATCTAAGGGGGCAAAAAGTGTGTTACGACTCACATAAAAATCCCCTGGAAATCCTTGATAATGTCAGTCGGATCCTGTATAATTCTACTCATGACCAACGAACTAGTATCAAGTAAGTATACATTTGTCTGTGACCCAGATGAATGCGATTCATTAATAGAACTAACATCATCTGATGGATTTGGCTTTCCTTCAGGTGTGACAACGCTCACATGCCCATGCGGACGCAAGACCACATTATTGTCAGTGGAGCATGCTACAATTACACCAACAACAACGAAAGAGGATAAAATGGAAACAACAACAGACAATCACTACTTGACACGGGAATTTCTTGAGTCACAGTTGGTTGATAACAAGGCCCGCATTACACAGTTAGAAGAGCACATCCAGCGTATAACTCAGCGTGATTATGCAACTGCAGGAACTCTAAGCAAATTGCGTGATGACATGAAGGTATTCACACTCGAAGGCCTTGATGACGAATCTCTTACAGAATTTCAAGCAGAAGAAATTGCTGGCATCTGTGGATTTGAACTAACAAATGAGTTTGAACTAGAAGTAACAGTTCTATATTCAATTACAGTTAATGCTCGTGATGAAGAGAGTGCACACAATCTAATTCATGATATTGATTTTGACACCGTGTCTTATGACTCAGACGGTATTAGTTGGCTATCATCATCTGTAGATAGAATTGAGGGCTAATGTACTTTGAACTCACCGCTCCTGATAGGCTCTCCATGGAGAGGGCCTATTGGGATGCACAAATTACAGGGCTCGACCCACAAGCAATGTCTCCGTTGACATTCAACATTGGAACTGGTAGTATTGAGAAAGTAAGTAGACTTAGAGATAAGTATAACTTAACTGAATCTTATGTATCAGACTACGAAACCACAGGTTATTAAGGAGAGATTATGTCAGACTATAAGGATGGCTGGGATGACGGGTATAAGTTTGCCCGTGAAGAAATAATGGAGAAGTTATCAGAAATTGATATCAACGATATTGATTCTTGGATTCTTGACCGTCTTTCTGAGATGATCGAAGGCGGTTCTCTATGAGAGACAGAGAATTCATTCCATGTGATGCATGTGGATCAGCAGATGCAATGTATCTAGTTAAACTAGTAGATGGTGAGTTAGCTTTTTGCGGTCACCACTACAATAAAAACAAGGCAGGCCTAGACAAGGTAGCCTATGAAGTGATAGAATTAGACAAGATAGAACTAGCAATACCTACTTTAGAAACGGCGGAATAAAATGGGCGACAGAGCAAACTTTGGATTCAGAGATTCCAAGGAAAATGTAGTATTTTTATATGGACACTGGGCTGGGTATAACATGCTAGCCAAGTTAGCAAATGCAGTACAGGCAGCGGAGTCCCGTTGGCAGGATGAGTCATATGCAACACGCATTGCTATATCACATCTAATTGGAGAAGACTGGAACCAAACATTATCGTGGGGTATATATGTCAACCAATTGGGAGACAACGAACACAAGGTACCTGTAATTGATTGGACAAACCAAACATTTACACTCTACGAAGAGGACCTTGAAACAGTTGTATTTAGTTCATCCTTAGCATCATTTGTAGACAAATACAGTCGACTAGTTATGGTATAATTAGACTAGGACTAAGGTCCTGGTTTTAATAGGAAATATAATGGTGCGTCTATCAGTCTTCGGGCCAGGCGCTAAGTAAAGCGGGTTTATTTCTTTCGTTGGAAATCCAGGCAGCCATTATTCAAGACCCCCAGTTAAGCTGGGGGTTTTTCTTTGCCCTCAAAGACATGAGGGTAGCATATTGTCTTTACGACTGTCAATTATATTCCCTGGAATTTGGTGTGATCTTGACCACAAAGCTGAATCATGTGGCATGTATCACATGCCAATTCTATTCCATTTGTCAGTGGTCCAATGTATAATTATCACATATCAACGAAAGGATATAAAATGCCAAATTGGGTATTTAATGGATTAACTATTGAAGGTAATCCTGAGCAAGTTAAATCTTTAATCAAGCAGATGAATAAGCCATTTGTTTATTCTATTACTGCATTAGGTGATTTATCATATGATGTCAAGCAGACTAAGTATGTTAATCCTATCTTTGCTTTTCATAATATCTATAACTATAGAGATGCTGGTATTACTGATGAGGTATATCATGGACAACCTCCTCGTTCCACCGATTTTTCTCAGGCAATGAAGTTTGAGACCAATGACTGGTACAACTTTAATGTGCGTGAGTGGGGAACCAAATGGGATGTTGCTGTAGCCGAGGATAATAAGTATCCTGATACAACTATTGAAGAAGCAGAAAATGGCGAGAACTATGTAGTTCATTACAACTTTAACACTGCATGGTCACGACCTCTTGGTGCTATCTCTAAACTATCTGCACAATACCCTAATCTACTATTTACTTTATCATATGAAGAAGAAACAGGTTGGGGTGGGGAAATGGAATTCCTCCGTGGAGAAGTTATCTCAGAATCAGAATACGATAACATGTGCCGTGATTGTGATGCAACTGACCAAATGGAATACTGCGACAATGACTGCGGTGAAATCTGTGGCAACTGCAACTGGCTAGGCAATGCTGACCTAGAGGCTGTCGCAATTTGTCAGACCCATAAGATATACTTAGACACTAAAGTACCCGAATATAGAAAGGCGGAAGCATAATGGAAGCATTTACAGATACAGTAGGAGAACATATCCTTGGAGCAATTCAAGTAGATATTGAGCAAGCATTATTTGAAGATTGGAATAATGCTAACTTAGATGAGGGAGAAGCATTTGCTGAATGGAGATTTATGCAATTTGCTCCTGATAACTTAAAACAATCATACAATGAATACTATGGTTATATTGAAGGAGATGAATTCTGCTTATGATTACCTGCCAAGAACTAATTGATTATATCTATGATGACAACTTAATCCATTTTGATGACAGAGATACATCAGATGATTGTGATTGTCACATTCACATAACACTTAATACTATGATTAAATATATGGAGGCAATAGAATGCTAGGTTATACATTAGATGATCTTGATGAAATGAGGGCTGTTGTTACTAAGGCTTTTTATGATTCTAAAGGAATGCCGACTGAAAAAGGATTAGAAAAGACAGCAGACTTTTTAGACGGGCTTTGGGCGGAGGGTTACTTTGACTAAGTCATCACATTTTATGGAGTATCTAAAGATACATAAGATTAGCTTAGAACAAGATTTAGAAGATGCTAGAAATAATATTCCTATTCCTGAAGATGAATACTTCGAATCAGATAGTTATTATATGGGTGCCATTGATACTATGGAACATATTTTGTCAGTGGCCTCTGATATAATGAATAACAACGAAAGGGTATATTAATGAACATATCATCTAGAGAAGTTACTTATCGTTCCGCCGTCGAACAAATCTTTTTTGAGGACGGGACCGAATTAGTAATCACAATTGGTGCTCCTGCCGAAGGCGGAGGAGATATCGATATTAAATATGATTGGGTAGAAGGAAAGCCTGATTGGGCAAACAACTTAAATGAATTAACACTAGTGAACTATGAGGTAATCTAATGAATGCAGAAGACATTGGGCTCCCGCCCCATTTGCAACGCATGGTCAATGCAGGTGTTAGTGGATTAGATATAATGCACGGAGAACTAAAGAATCTAATGTTAATTGCTGAGCAAGACCTAGCAAGCGCATTAGAGCAGGAGGAGTTGTCTGAAGAGGCAATGGATTCCATGGTCCGCACAGAATGTGAAGGGCGCTTAGACATGCTAGTAGAACTATATAATCTAACATACCAACTATCATTTGCGATTGGAGCACGGAATGAAGCCTGACGATAAAGATAAACTAAACAAATGTCTAGAGATTCTAGATAGCACAGACCTAGGTCTATCATTAGTTTGGTTGTGGACATGGTCGACAATTAACGGCATTCTAGAGGATGAGACCTATGTTGCCAAGGCAACCCAAGAAGACATGTGGAACCACCTGTGTGAGGCCGTGGAGGCTGGTATGGGGTTCTCTCTAGAGTGGGGCGCTGAACAACATAACGAAGAAGTTTTGGATTGGATGTTAAGCAGGGAATACATTGTTGACCCTGAAGATGAAGAGGAGGAGGACGAAGATGAAGATGAGTGATGAGTATCTAAACGATCAACTTAGTAAGGCCCAAGCCTTGCTATGGGGTGGCTCCGAAACAGAAAACATCGAGGCACACAATATCATTTCTAAACTAATCAAAGATAAGATAGAACAGGTGGGGCTATGAGACAAGACTATAAAATCTACGGAGACCGCATTCAGAAGTTTTATGTGACAATTAATGCTGAGTCACATGACCTTGCGTGGGAGGCAGCCGAAAGGATTCCTGCAGAGGGCTGGACAGAAATACCAACTAATGACTTAATTGAGCCATACAATGTAGTAGAACTAGAAAGTATAACTAAATAAAGATAGCTTTGGCCGTTATGGACAATTCGGACATAACGGTCATTAAGCTAAGGGACACGGGCAAAAATATTGCTTTACGACCCTATTTACAAAACCCCGAAATTCGGATATAATATATATAACAAAGATCTAGAAAGGATCAAACAAATGACATCAACACCAACAACAACTCGTGAATACCTAAAGGCCCAGGGAATTACTGTAGGAAAGCGTGGTCGCTTTTCAGCTGCAGCTCTAGGCGTTATCAGCAAGGCAGCACAAGAGGGCGTAGTCTTCACAGACAAGAAGAACGTCAAGTAATAAGCTAAGTGTGGGGTTCCTCCTCTCTGTGGGAAAACGGGAAAGGGGAGGAACCTCGCTTCATTTACAAATGTCAGTGGTCAATGGTATAATCAAAACGAAAGGCGGAACTCATGGCTAAAGCGAACGAATTCAAAGCGGCAGAAAAACTAACAGACTATCTAAATAATGCTAACTTCTCACCAGCAGTAATGGCTAATGTACTAACAACTGAACATACCTTGTATACACAAGACAGGCTAATGGAACTAGTTAGATATATTATCCAATATAATTCCCTTAGATTAAAGTCAGAATGGGATAAAGGATATACATCCGAAGGATTGCTTTTAGCAGATGCGCTCAATGATATGCTGGAAGCAAAATATGGAGCGGTGGATAGAAACCTAACAATAGACTCTTTGAAAGAAACAAGAGTAAGAGATAGCAAGTATGTAATGGATCTAGATTCATTCTAATATAATTTCCCCTATGGGGCATATGGCTTTAATTAGCTATATGTCCCATTTTTGTATGCCCAAATTATGGGCCAAATTTTCTCTTTACGACGCATGTAAAAATACGCTGGAATTTGTAGCAAATCAAATAAAATCTGTCAAAATCTGTATAGAATATCTCATTATATGAGACAAATTATACAGAATTAGACATAATTTTTTGCCATAAATATGGGCCAAAATTGCTCTTTACGAACAAATAAAAAAATTTCCTGGAATATCTATTTACAAATATTGGCCAATATGCTTTCATATGGGCCCTATTGACATTACGAACATTAATTGATAGGGTTCCATTACATACATATGTTTAACTATATATAATGATAGTATTTGGATCTAAATTGATAGTATGATTCTCCACTTTACTCCACAATACTCCACTAAATAAGCCTCTAGGAGGCTCATACAAGGGAGATTAAAGGGAGGGGGATAGAATAGTTAGGGGATCAATTTCCTCTTATGTTGGCATTATAATAGCCACCTGTAGGATTATTTATCCAATCTTGCAATTGGTCTGCATCCATTGTATATACTGCAGATCCACCTAATTTAAAGGATATGTCTACTTCATACGAACCATCGCCATTTGGCTGATATGTTACCTTACCTATGGAACCATCAAATTCATTACCATTAGGGTCTATATCTGAGTTCTCTATATCTCTCAGATCTTCCGTCTCTTCTTGGACCGCCTTCATTACATCAGCTATCATTATCTTCTTCATGAGTCTATTATACCTCTTTCAATCCACAATTCTTGCATACATTATCTTTAAATAAATGTACTGCCAAGGAGGTATCTTCTTGTTTCTTATCTGTTCTCTTGAATATATCTCTTAGTAGGTCTATAGGGGAAGTCTTATCTTCTTCTGGTAGCCCGCCGTGTTTGTGCAATATCTTTAGTAGGACGCCTGCTACGAATAGATCATCGCTAAATGCCGCCCATGGGAATAATATATCAAATGGGTCAATTGGGACAGATAGGTACATAACGCACAAAACGGCTATGATCTTGATATGTAGGGGACATCTATCAAACTGAGCCTTATATGGCTTAAATACCTGATTTAGGTTTTTAATTAGTATCCACCCATACATTCATTTCTAGTGTGATATAGCCTGATCTTAGTCAATATCTTCTTAGTTGGAGCATTCAATGGCTCCTTGCATGCACCGCATGCCATATCCCATTCACCGCTAAAGAAGTCATATTTAGCTCCCTTAAAGTTGGCATATTTATGTGCCACAAAAGTAGCAAAGGGATCAGGTATTTCTAAGTTCTGCAGCATGTATTTATTATAACATTTATGTCAGGTACTGACAAGGGGGTATCTACTTTTCGACTTCACTTTCGGTCAATATTAAGAAGATAATCCTTTAAATGAATGACATTCACATACACCTACTACATCATATCTACATGTATCTACTTCTGCTAAATCATTATACTTAGCTACTTTAGAACAGTAGTAACATTTCTCTGGCTCTTCCGCCTCTAGATAGGCTTCAAGGTTATCTAATATGCCCATGCTACTTATTCCTTGGGATGAGACTCTGTGGTCCTTCTGTGCCGAATAGAGACTTCTTGATAGGTACGCAATTAGGTACTTGCTTGCCACCCTTATCTTTCATTCCTACCTGCTTATATCCGCTCCAACAGGCTTTTTGAATGTTGTCCCACTTGTCTTCATCTTCGTTGTCTGATAAATAATCCATTGTATTGTCCATACTCTTATTATAGCATATCCCAGATAAGTAAAACTGGTCACGTAGTGACTAGGCTGTCTCTACTTTTCGACTTCACTTTTTCGCCTTTTATATTCAGTAATAGCAGGTAATATATTATTATATTCTTCAGCTACATAGTCTGCTTCTTGGAATAAGATTCCGATGATACCCCTTTTTTCTGCATCATCCAGAAACTCAAAGAACTCTTCCATTGTAAAAAAGTCTAGATCCATGCATGTGTCTTCTGCTGGGTGCCTACACTCATTGTCGTTTTCGCACTCATATTTACCATCAACAGGACTTTCACTTAGTATTGGCGCTATTGATATTACAACAGATTGATCCTCAATTTCAAAGCGGTTTGCTTTGTACCAAACGTAGGGAACTATCATGGCAAAGCTGTTCTCGGCGCAGTTATTAAAAACTGTTTCATTTGTGGTGGATACAAAGAATTCATTTGAACTTACTTTTTTAAACTCTTTTGCGTACTCAAGCATGTAGTTTGATCTAACTATGCTTGGTGAGCTATCATTTGGCTCTGACAGAATACCTCCGTACGATTGCTCAAACTTGTTAATATAACCAGTCAAGAAGTTTATAGCAAGTACGCCCTTAGATATGCTGTTGATAGAAGAACATATCATTGATAGGTATTGGGCTGATATGGTATATGGCCTGATTGCTATAATGTACTTAAACTTACTTTTTACATCTATAATCCTAGATATTTTTGTAAAGTAATCTCCCATTGTTGGGCCAAATGGATACATAACCCCATCCATGCCAGCACTTTTTAGTTCGTTAACCCTACGCTCAAGGGATTCGTTTGTTTGTATGTTTCTTTCAAACCAATACATTTTCATAATGAAATTTTGCTAACTGGCTCTTTAGACCAACGTAAAAATGATTTGATGTAGACAACTGTGTATGCAACAGCTGCAAATATAAATCCGTATTGACCAGTGGTCACTGCGTAGATAATCCACAAGCATTCGTTGAATATGAGCCATAACCATGCCCATTTCTTTTTATGACCTACAAAATATATGCCTGTTACACCTATTGCTGCTAATACATATGACCAATACATTTTAAAACCTTATCTATAGATATCTATTATACCATTAGTTTCATTAAAATGGTTGACTGAAATTTTTTCTTCTAAAACCATCATTATTTGGAAATGGAATATCTTCTGTACCACCAATAAATTCTTTTATCTTTTTACCAATTTCTGGATCTGACAGCTCAACCTCTAAATAATTATCTTTATCTTTAAAAAAGTCCTTTACCTTGTCTAAATGCTTTTGCCTTATTGCGTAGAGCTCATCTTCGTCAAGATCTTGAATCTTATTCTTACCTGTTTTAATATACATATTGCAGTAAGCTTCTTCGAATGGGAAAGGGTCTCTACTAATACCCATTCTATCAATATAATGGTTTTTCATCTTTATCATGGAAGCCACCCAATCATCAGCTGGCCTTGTTATATTTATGTACTTAGCATCTGGAAACATTTCATACAGACTATCAAACACTAGGCATGTTGGCATATCAACATGGGCATCAGAGTAGGGCAATGATTTAAAGTGATCTAGTATTCCTTCAGCATTTTCAGAAAATTCCCCTAATTTTACTGTTTGAATATTATAGAAATGAGTTGTTTTAAATCCCTGATCCTTTACAAATTCAGCAAATGATTGGGTTGCATTTCTGCCTAAGCTTACACATAGTACTTTCATTTAGATATTATATCATTTTTTGTTTGATTTTCATGATATTGAATATGGTAGTCTCTTAACTGGTGGGTAACGGCACAGTAACATATTGGACAACTTGTAATCCATTGAGATTTGTCTTCCCAATGCTTAGGCATTAAATCTCAATATCATAGTATCTCTGGTATAGAATGTTTATTCCACGCTGTATCTCTTCAATATCTTTGCTGTATTTGTCTGCAAGGATACCTTCTACCTTCGCCTTACTTTCACTTTGGCTTCTAGGGAAGTTGCCCAGCTCTTTGTGAAACCACACATCTCCCCAATCAGATTGTTTTTGATCTGATAAAATTTCTGCCAACATCTGTTCTTTTGTTAGGCTTTTGGTTATAACTAACTTCGAGGTGTCTTCATGAAACTTGACAATCTTTTTACAAGTTTCATTGTGGTCTTCAGTAAAACGATGAAATGGAGCTATAAAAAATTTAGGCGACTCTATTAAATATTCTACGTACTCTTTGTATCTTGATATAATTACATCTAAATTATTGTTATCTGAATCTATACCATCATTATATAGACTATTTTTATGAACATAATCTCTGTATACCTTGGAGGATACTATTGAGGCAAACGCATCTCTTACTGGCACTATAAATGGATCTGCCCCTTTGTACTGTTTAAGAGTATTTATGTCATGACTTCTTACTGTTTTTATCTGCACATCATCCATAGATTTATCAATAACAGTTGACAAATATACGTTACCAGATCTTTCTAGTCCGTCTAAGTAAATTACCCTATTTCTATCCATTATGCTCCAGGTGAAGGAATCGGACCTTCATTGTCGGTTTCGGAAACCGCTCTACGACCATTATAGGAACCTGAAATTCTATTCTGCTTTGCTTAGGAATTGATCTTCCCATAATCCAATTAGGGATTTGTTACCAATATCGTCAAAGTAGTAACGCTTTGCGTTACTATCATGTGTCCAACCATACCATGTATCTCCTTCACACCAACTCAATGATGCTGTCTCCATAGATTCTGGGTCACTCATAATGCTATCTAAATGATCATATAGGTGAACTTCATCGAAAATATATTCTCTAAGGCTTGTCCAACTGAATATACGTCTTGCTAACCATTCAATCATTATCCAACCATCCTCTGCTGTTGTAGCCAAGCCATATAGTTTAAGAATATAAATAGGCCTAGCATAATTATAAAGAATGGCTTCACTTTGCACACCACACATTATTATCTGACATAGTCTGGTGGTTATCCCAATACTCTATGTTTTCTCTGTACATTCCGCATTTATTGCACATCTTCTTTTGGATCCTTTTCCCATTTAAGCTTTCCATCTTTATATACTGGCCAATATCCTAATGAACGCCAATCCATTTTCATAATCTTAGGCTCTTTCATACTGCCACCTGAATTGGAATCATTGCAGTACATCTTTCACAATATTGATATGTTGAGCCAGTATAGGGACATGTGCCAGCATCTACAAGAGTATGTCCAGCTATTCGGCAAACTATTTTTTTTATCATTATAGTTTATTATATAATATAAACTAAATACTGTCAATAGATTTATTTTTTATTAAAATTAATTAAAGCTTCTTCAAGTGCGTGGTAAGGTTCACCCAAAGCTGAAGTTATTCCTGTTCCAGTGTGCATAAATAAAAAGATGTATGTTTTATTTCCAGACAAAACTTCATTAACTGAATGAGAGGTCAAGCAGGGAAGAAAAACTATGCTACCAGCAGATGGCTTTATTGAATATCCCAGATCATCAAAGACAATCTCTCCACCTTCGTAGTTATCGTTAAGATATATAAGAGATGTCCAGTCCATAGTGTTTTTTGGATTCAATATATTTCTATCTATATGTGGTCCCATGCCACCGCCAGTTCTATACTTTCTAATACAATAGTTTCTGGTTATGTGGTGAGGCAAATCATTATTTGTTTTTTCTGACCAAATTTTTAAGGCGTTTATGTAGTCATCTTCTATCATCTTAATAGCTGGCAAAGATTTCTGATGATCTACGCTATTACTAGCATGTTCAGATATATCTTTTTTTGGCCAAAAGTTGTTATTATCGTTGTAAGACAAATCCCAATCTAGTAGCTTAGAAACACCTCTCAACGAGTGTTCATTATCTGGAAATATTTGCTCCCATTTTGTCATATCGTATGGGTCTAAGCTAACTGGATAACCATCAATCCATGTAGTCCATGATGGAAAAACTTTTAGAATTTCTGGGTTTTCGTTGTTTAATTCTACAAAATCTAAAAACTCTTTAGCTTTAGGAAATGCATTTTCTATGTATATTACGCCACCAGGCATGTCGTGAATTATAGGAGTAGTCATAGAATAATTATAGCACCTCTTTGTTTATTGCTTCTTTAATGACTGGGTCCAGCCTGTCCCAATGACCATTTTCGCTACCCTGATAAGCTACACCAGTTTCTCTATCAATCAAAAGCCATTTTTCTGGACACTTAGTTTTAACCTGCAATGTAACAGATTTTAATATAGTTTTAAATTTAAATCCAGGTCTCAACATTTATCCTTTTATTGCGAGCACACTTTTTGTATTTAGAAGTAAGTACTTTTCTCCATCTGCATCTTCAATGTCAGTTCCGCTATTTTGATTATAATAAACTGTATCATCAACTTTAAGTCCAGATATAGGAATCAGCTCTCCCTTGTAGTTGTATTCTCCATTGCCTAAATCTAAAATCTTTCCAGTTCTAAGGTTAGATTCACTTAATGAAGCCATGAGCACTATGCCAGAAGAGGTAGTCCTGTCCTCTACTTTATCTTCTTTAATTAATAAGAGGTTGCCAAATGGCTTTATCATCTAAGTATTCCTATTCTTCAAAAAATTCTTGGGTTTCCCAAAATTTATCTTTTTTGTATTGCTCTTGAATTCTTTTTGCATTAAAAATAAAAGACATATCTCGATAAAGCTTAAAGCCTAAATATGCTGATAAAACAAATACAATTAATCCAATTATAATAAAGTTATTCATACTACTATTATACATTCTTAGGATAATATTGTCAATGCTTATATTTCTTTATTTAGTGAATTAACAACTAGATCAACATCGCTTATTTTGACATAACCGCCTAAGCTTAAAACTATTCTATTCTTTGTTCCTACTACTGGGGTGCTCATGTGAGCCCATTTAGAAGCAATGTTTATCCAAGACTGTCCTTCTTCTATACTGTACTCTTTACCATCTACCACTGGCATTCCACCGCCATCTGGCTTGGACACTAAAAAGTTAAGCCTAAAGTGCTCGTAACCATCAATTGTTGAATCTCTATGTGGGTGTACAAATCCACTTTCACCATTTACTCCTATAAAAATTCCATAAACTGGCTCTTCTAAAAATGAATTTATTCCAATCTCTTTAAATTTTTGAGATCTTATTGTTTTTAAGTAATCTGTTACTGGTGTATCAACATTAGTCACGCTGCAGTATCTTCTTGCGTTACCATTGTTTTTAAAGAACTTATCGTTGTCAAAGTTGTTAAGGACAAAGTCAATTACGGCTGCAGATTCTTCTGTGCTCAATACTGATTCTGTTTTAATTTTCATTTAAAACCTCTTCTGGAATTATATCTACCACTAGATGAACTCTATCGGTATCACCATCGTTAAAAACTGAATGATAGGCAGTGTTATTTATTTCCCAACACTCGCCAACTTTCATAAACTTAAGCTCATCATTGACTGTATATGAAACCTTATCATTTGTTAAAATTGGTATGTGAAATCTTCTTACATTGGAAAGATACCAGCCTGAATCCCTGTGATGCGGCACATTTTTTTTAGAGGGAAGCTTGATATACATAACTCTTGCAACTAGCCCAGGATGAATACTCAATAGTGAATCAATTATATGTTTTATTTCAAGGTAGTGCTCTTCCTTGACATACTTTTTTTCTACATTAATTTCAGATCCTGGAGTCCACGTCAGAGGAAAGTTTTGAATCATGTAGGTATATGTGTCTTTGTGCTCTTTAAACATATGTTGCCTGCTTGTATCAATAGCCCACTCTTTATCAAACCTAGACACTGATTTTGATATCTCAGACACATCAAATGTGTCTATATATCTATAACTAGATACATTATTTTTCATCTTCAATTTCCTTTAGGTGCTTGTATACTGAATAGTCTATGTAGTTATTTTCTATTATTTTTTCTTTTTCTGAATCTGTTAGCAGGCTAAGTAGTTCTGAACTAGACATAAGATTTCCATCTCCATAATTAGCAGTGCCAATGTTAATCTTATTTTCTGCAAACTTTATATCTACGTTATAATTATCTTTAAACCAACTATTTATTTCTTGTTTAAATAAGTCTATGTTGTCTAAAGTAGATTTTATCTTAAACTTATTTATTTGAGACATTGCGTTTTCTAGTGTCGTATGATCGTTTTCTACAAACCAAGTAAACGCTTCCCCCTTTTTTAAAAATGGGTACATCAGATCCTCGTAATGATCTTTGTAAAAGGTCATAGGATTAAAAGATCTTTCGTCTGCTGGATTACAAATAAATCTAGACTGATAGTTATTGTGTAGTTCAAAGTTAGGGTCCTCAAACAAATAGTATCTTAGCTTTTCTATCGGGAGGCTTTTTTCAGTATACTCAGGCCTATTATAAAGAGCCTTATTGTATACGAAATTAAAGTAGCTTACTCTTGCCTCAATTGGATTTCTTACTATAGTTGCAACGTCAAGGCTAGGAACTTTTTCTATGGGATAAGTACCAGCATGCATAGATATGTAAGGCTTATTAACAAATCCATTGTTATTTGGAAAGTGGGTAGTAATATGATGAGCTATATTATTTTCATCTAATGACTCTTTTATATTTTTAGATATATACTGTCCCGCTGTTTTGGGTATGTGCAAAAAGTAAAGTTGTTTCACAGATGCATCTCATTCCACTTGTTTAGGCTTCTTCCCTGGGCAAATGAAGCTTCCTTATGTCTTTCCCTGAGTATGTCTTTCCACTCTTCTTCAGTATGCTGAGATTTTTCCATGTGCCAATCTTCAGATCCTGGATACTCATACCTCCAATAAGCTCTTATGAGAGCCTTTGAGCCATTTTTAGCTATCATTGGGCTGTGGTAAAAGGGATGTCCAGAAGGAAACATTACAAGATCGCCTGCGCCTGGCTTGTAAAATATATGATTAATCAGAGTTTCTTTATCATCGCTTAACTCTATAAGATTTATTCCTCCGTCATCATAATCATCATTTAAGTAAAAAAGACATGTTGTTCCAAACTTTAGTCCAGGGTCTTTTCTTCTTTCTTCCTGAAAATCAGTATGGTAATTCATTCCTTGAGCAGAGTTTACTCCCATGCCGTCTTTATAGTAGGCTATGTCAACAGAATCCCAACAAAAATTATCATAGTCAACTTTTACTGAATCAAAGTAATTTTTAGAGGACTCATGAAAAACTTTAAATAGCTCTGACACATATTTATTATTTGATATATCATCATCCTTTTCAGCAAAATGATCGCTTGAGAAAACAGACCACTCATCTTCTGTAGGGAAAGACTCAAAGCATTTAGCTCTGGTAGGTATAAGTATGTGAAATCCAAACTCATACCAGGGAATGGACTTATCGCTGTGGTTTGTTAAATAAAAATCTAGCATTTCTTTTGAGCCTTTAAAAACATTTTTAAAAACCCAAACTTTTTCATGAAGTTTTTCTACTTCTACTTCATTGCCATTTATTATCAACTTAAAACACCTAACCTTAAGTAACGCTAATGTATTATTAAGCGTTGTTATTTCTTAGGATGCTTTGGAGTATATTCTCCAATAACAGCTTTTATCCTACCGTCTTTTCTTAATCTTACTATTTTGCCATCACGAATAACTGTATCGTTAAAAGGTATTTGTCTGCCAAATTTTTTTGGAGGCATTATACTTTTTTTCTTCCAGTTTTTCTAGGCGCTTGAGGAACAGCTGGAGTCTCTCTTCTAATTCCGTGCTTATTGACATCAATCTTAATTGGTGGTCTTTTTGGTTGTATGCCAGATTTAAATTTACCCTGAGAAGGATTCTTTTTTGTTGCCTCTCCAGAGTTTACAACATTTTCTGACACTATGCGCCCTTAATTTGTGATATTGTCACAACGTTTCTGCTAGCTGGTGACTCAGCAGATTCGTTTTGAATTTCTTGCTCCAAACCACATCCACAATCTTTACACATTACTGATTCCTTTGATCTGATACATCCTGGATGTTAACTTCTTTAACTCCAGTTTCGCTTCCTACGCTTTCGCAACCGCATTCAATGCACATATTACTTTGGACCCTGAGCCTGCGCTTGGTTTGAAACGTCTGTTGATGGGAATGCTGCCTTTGGATCAGATGCATACTGCTCGTTATTTCCCCATACTGTTGAATCGTTTACCTTTGGTGATGTAAATCCGTTTAAATCTTTTCCGTCTGACATTTTATTACTCCTATAGGTTGTTTATTTAAGCGGGACTAGTATTCCACTTATTCCTCTATTATAGCATTTAGTTGATTAGGATCAACCTCTGTTTTAGGCTCTCTTTCATTGCCAGGCCCAACATGGTCAGCGCATCCACATATCCAGCACATTGATGACTACCCCCATATTGCAGCTGAGCATTTGGTGCACATATTTGAGTATGAGTCTTCTATCATGTCAAACCTTGCTTTGCTAAGCCATATTTCTTTTAGGCTAGAATTGTTGGAGTTTCCATAAACAGTTTTGAAATCAAAGTCGGCACAACAAATAAACAAATCCCCATTTGGATTAATGTGTATCCACTCATTAGTTCTGCTTCTAACACCCAATCCACCATTACATCCAATAACCTTTTTGCCTTCTCCCGCCAAATATTTATTAATGGCTGAAGTCTGATCAATTATTCCTGAGTCAGCAAGGTGTCCTGCCCTGTCGTAAAGGTGGTGTGCTGGAAAAACATCAATTGATGGGAATATAGATTTAAGCAGGATAACTTCCTGAGCTAAATCGCCAGACTCTACATCTAAGTTTAGATCTGGAGCTCCAGGTAGTATATCTAACCATCCACCATTTTCAACTAATGAGTTACTATTTAATCCGTTTACCATTAAATAAAATCTATTTTCTAATGATAATTCCTTTAGCTCTTCTGCTGCATACAAAACGTTATCTACCATTTTGTCAAACATTTTTTCATTTAAGTTTACATACTTAGACCATCTGGTTTTATCTCCAGATGGTATATTTAAAAGTATTCCCCCTACTACATCTATATTCTTTTTAATTATATCAACTTTTTTCTTTGTAAGTGGGGTGCCATTTGTAAGGATGTTTATAGTAAAGTTATACTTCCTATATAAATCAAACATCTCTTCAAAGTTTTTATAAAGAAGAACTTCATTGTAGTTGGCTGTATAAATATTTTTTAGATTAGGATCAACAAAATCGCCTTTGCCATTATGAAGTTGAGATAGTATGTTTTCTAACTCCCCCAACTCCATATCTCTAATGGCAGACTTTGGATTTCCTTCATAAGAAACTGGGCAAAACCAGCAACCAGCATTACATAGACCGTTGACATCTATTTGTACTGCACTGATCTTATATTGTGACAACTTAGTCTTTTAATGACTTCCATGGGTTTGGAGGAAGCTTTAAGCTCGATTCCAAGAACCAGTTCCACTCTTGATGAGCAGATAGTCGATCAGATAGATATGAAGACAGTCCGTACTCGTTGTTCTCATTTGAAACAGAGATCAAGTTCTTGATATCTTCAATCATTTTTTTATTAATTGGTACTAGATGAATGGCCATCTCAACACCACAATAAGTATCTGGCTTAACGTTTCCTAGGGTTTGGTACTTTGCGTAATCTTCAATAGTGTATGAAGCTTCTGCACCTAGTCGTCTCAACCAAGTAGACGTATCGTTAACAGCTTTTTCTGAGTTTTGATAGATGTCCTCATAAACAATTCTAGACTGTCTCATCAAAACAGATTCTGTATTCCAGAAAAAGCCTCTTACTAAATCAGTATATACAACTGAATTAGCCTGAAAAGCTTTTAACAGGTTAATTAGATTTTCCATTTTATTCCTTTATTATCTACCTTTTATAAATTTTATTATAACAGGTCTTGCATACTTGTATCATCTTGCTTTCTGTAGAAGTTATATATTTAGCTTCTCCAGTACAATCTTTTATTTCGCATTTATCTAAAGAATTCATTAATTAATTATTTAATCTTCCCACCGAATTTAGCCCATAATCTTTCGTGAAGAAAGAAAAAAAGCATCTCTAGAGAAAGATAAGATAAACCGTATAGGCCAACATATTCCCATTCTGCTTCTCCAGTAAAATATTTAAGAGTAAAATAAATTATTCCAGATACAAAAGTAAAATGTACAAAAGGCCAACTGATAGTCTTTAGCAACGACCTTCTCTTAGAGTCCATCACTTCACTGCCTTCTTGGCTGGTGCCTTCTTGGCTGGTGCCTTCTTGGCTGGTGCCTTCTTGGCTGGTGCCTTCTTGGCTGGTGCCTTCTTGGCTGGTGCCTTCTTGGCTGGTGAGCTTAGCTCTTTTAAAATTAATTCAATCTCTGATTCAACTGATTTGAACCATAACCAATTTTTTAACTTATTTAACATGATGCCTCTTTTTCTTTTAGTTTTCTAATTACTAAACTCAAAACCTCTCTTGGTCTCCAGTCTGGCGGTATCTCCAAGCTTTCCATTTCCTGTATTAGCTCGTTTAAAACTTTTTTCTGAATCACATGAAAGTGATCCCATTCATTATTTAATTGTACCATTTTTATAAAGACTTAGCAATCTCTTTATTTCTGTCAGCATTTATTAAAAATCCTACCCTAGGGCCTTTAGCCCAAACCTTGTGTGTTGTATTTTTTGGGAAAAATAACAAGTCTCCAGGATTTAGTTCGTAAACTACCTTAGAGCTTTTGCCTTTTATTTCCCAAAACGAAGTTCCAATTGATTGAAGATAGCAAGCTGGCCAAGGGTCGCTATGCTCATTAACAACTCTTTCTCCAAGTGAAACTTTTATTCCTTCACTATGCCATAAAGCTTCGCATGTACAGTTTCTGGCGTCCCACTCTTTATAATAACCACAATCTGCAAAATCATAATCATACCCTGATTCTAAATTTATTTTCTTTAAAAAGTTTTTTATTTCTGGAAAGTCTTTCCATATCAAACCCGTTTGTGGGGCGAGCCAGAACGGGTGCTGAGTTAAAATATTTCCATTGACACCTACACTGTCATCCTGACTTCTAACTTTTTCTTCAAGCTCTATGTTCTTGTCAATCGTTTGCCTGTATATAAAATTTAATGTGTCTTGCCAATTAAACTCTGTTTTAAAATATTCTTTAATAAGTACAGCTTCTTCTGTAACTGCTGCTTCTTTAAATGTTGATAGTAGGCTCATGTCTATTTACCCTTTTAAGGGCAGTGGTTTCCCACTGCCCTTAAAAATTACTTGACTAGGGCAACCTTAGCTTTTGGATTCTTCTTGTTCCACTGAAGAGCCAACTTGTTAAATGCATCCTTCATTGACTTAATTGCTGCAGCATTATCTGCAGTCAACTTAGCAATCTGTGCATCCTTAGCGAGTAGAGCAGCATCTGATGCTAGCTTAGCAGCAGCAGCTTTATCTGTCTCTACCTTAACTGCTGCAGCAAGTGCTGCATCAGCGGCGATCTTTGCATCAGCAAGGGCCTTGTCTGAAGCAGCCTTAGCAGCAACTGCATCCGCAGCAGCCTTTAGTACTGCAGCATCAGCAACTGCCTTAGCAGCGAGTGCTGCATCCTTAGCAGCCTTTTCAGAAGCAAGTTCTGATACTAGATCACGAACTGCAATCTCTGCAAATGGAGCAAGTGTCGGAGCGGTCAAGCCAACTACTGCTGCTGCAACTGCATCTGTTGATGTTGTTGGAGCAAATGTAATTAGTGAGCGTGTTCCTGTTGTTGGAAGAGTAGCCTTAAAGGTTGCTGTTCCAAAATCTGTTAGTGTAGCACCAGTTGTTACTGTTGCTGTATCCATAACTGCTGTTGAAGCAAATACGGTTGCTGTGATTGACTTACCAGATACCTTATTGCCAAATGCATCTGTTGCAGTCACAACGATGTCTTGCTTGGTACCAGCAGCACCTGCTGTAGGTGCAGAAACTGATAGATTATTGATTAGACCAGCAGTACCCTGTACATAGTATGTTACCGTTACTGGACCATTTGTAATTACAATTGTTCCAATTGCTGTTGTCTTTGTGTAGACATAGAATGTTGCAGTTGTTCCTGTGCCAGTTGCAACTGTCAAAGATGATGATCCTGATGTTGCTCCTACTGGTGCAGCAGATGAGTGTAGTGCAGAAACAATTGTTGCATTTGTTGCTGTTGCTGTTACATTTGTTCCAGCAGTTACTGTTGCTACCAACTGTACAACATCTGTGTTGTCAATTGTGTTATCTGAAGGTACTGGACGTACGATTGCAGTCGTTAGTGCTGTACCAGCAGTTGCTGGTGTGCTAAAAGCTGCAGGCGATGCTGAAGCATTCCATGTTGTTGCTACAACTGACATGGTGTTAGCACTTGCAGGTGTTGCTACCATTGTGCCCAAAGTCATGGCTGCAACCATGGCTAGTGCGATTTTCTTAAATGAGTTCATTTAATTTATTCTCCTTGTTTCCTCTGTTATCTTTGCGATTACAGAAATTTAGTGTAGTGCATTTACTTTTACATGGAAAGAGCAGGGATCTCCTCCCTCTTCCCATTCTTGCATTTCTTCATCTGTTAGAGGCGGACCATCGTGTGTATCGCAAAATACATCTGAGACCCAGCCTCTATCGTAACCATTTTTGAGCCATATCTCAAACTCTAAATGATTTGAATCTATGTTTTCTAGATCCATTCTGAAAGTTCTTCTAGCATTACATGCTTAGGTTTTGCTCCAGTAATAGTCTTTACTGGTTTCCCCGACTTAAATAGTACCATATAAGGGATAGAAGATACAGAGTATTCTGCTGATTTTATAGGATTTTCATCAACATTTAGCTTTCCTACCCAGAGACCGCACTCATTTGATATCTCATCCAGTATAGGAGATATCATTTTGCAAGGACCGCACCATGGTGCCCAAAAGTCGATAAGAACTAAAGCGTGAGAATCTAGAACCCTATCAAAGCTTTCATCTGTAACAATCAACTTAATCTCCTTTTAATTCATCCGCTGCATTATTGAACTTATTCATAAATGTTTGAATTACCCAAATTGCAGTCTCACCTGCATTAGCAGCCATTGCCTTGGAGGCTTCTTCTGTTCTATCCTCAATTGCTAAGGCGTTGTACCATTTCTGGTACAACTCCTCACCAATATCTTTAATGATTTCTTCAAGTACAGTTAACTTATTATCCATTTACTGCCTTTGATAGATTAAATAGATAGACACTCTGACCTGCAGAATTTTGTACTGGATCAGAAGATGACTTCATCAATGCAATAAGTTGAGTAGATGTCAAAGTCGGCTTTACTGACTTTAAGTAAACATATTTTGCAGCGACAACTTGAACTGCAACTGATGTTCCATAAGAGTAACCAGCAACATTTCCAGGATATATAGTCGGCTGGTGGATTTCTCCCCATAGATCTACTAGATTCTTATCGTAGTTACTTACCAAAGAAATCTGTGGCTTATCTAGGTTGATTGTTTCAACACCGCCTACTGCAATTGAGGCGCTAATGCATGCTGGCCACTCAATTTTGCCAAGCATCTGAGCATTTCCAGCACTGTTTCCAGAAGGGAAAAATGTTGGAATTCCAGAATCACTTAGACTAGAGATAACTGAATCTAAAGCAGTTGGTGAACAGTATGCAGATGCAGCACTCTTTTTAATAACTGGAGCACTTGCACCATTTGATGATGCAACGGCTACAATATTGTACTTATTCTTGTTGTTATTAACCCAGGTAAGTGCCTTAACAAGTGTGTTAAGTCCGTATGTCTGTGGCTTTCCAGCCTTAGTGTTACCAACAATTCTTACAAAAACAATGTTTAAGTTTGGATTGCTTGCAATTGCTGCAGAAACCATTTGAGTTCCATGGTTAAAATCAGAATTAGATAAAATATTTGCAGGAAGAACGGAAGCTCCGTTGCCTTCCATAAATGTTTTACCATTTGGACATGAAGGCCAATCTAAAATACAAACTTCTGCAACAATTCTTGACTTGATTGAAGGAATTGAAGTATCCAAGGCTGTATCCAAAATAGCGATAGTTGGAACAGATGTTTTTGTCTTTAGGTTTGCCTGAGCTGGCATAGTTGTAATAGCGATTAGTGTGGCAGCAAGTGCCATAGTTATTAGTTTTTTCATAAAGCCTATTCTACTAAATACGACAGAAGTTGTCAATGGGTTACGAGTTAGGGTTAGGACTCTTTCTTGGGTACCATTTACCAGAGTCTATGTTTTTTGCTTCGGCTGCTTGGATCTGAGTGTTAATTACATTGCTCATGATCTCGTGCATTATATCTAATTCAATTCTAAGCTTATAAAGCTCAAGCTCTAGCAAATCAATTCTTCTTTGTGATCTCATTCTTCTTCTTCTCTATCCAGTGGCGTTGGTGCAGTTGCCAGTGTGCCACAATTAGCACACTCCATGTCTAAGAAATAAGTTGCAATTTCGCAACTATCAAAAATAACTTTAAGGTTCCATATTTCGCAACCACAAGGACACACATGTGTTGGGACACCTCTTATGTCCATTGATTTTGAATAGTCTGGCCTTAAGTCGTTTATGTCCATTAAGTAATTATACACTAAACTTGAATGTATGTATAGGGGGCAGCTACGCTCATATTAAACTCAGTTGCTGCTTCTAATGCAGCCTTTAGTCTAAGTCTAGGGTTTCTTTGCTTC